TTGGCGTGCATTACTCTTACCTTAGTTACTAAGTTCTTAGCAGTATCTTGTTTTGTGGCAATTACTAATATATTTTTATCTTGTCCAAAAGTCATCATCCAAAGAGAGTAACCTGCAGTTAGTGTGGATAATCCTAACTGACGAGCTTTGAGTATGATGTTGAATCTATGTTCTTCAAATGTTTTCAAAGATTTTTCTTGATACTCATACAAATGAAAAGGAACTTTACCTTTCATTGGATGCTGAACGACACAATACTTTTTCAAAAAGTATATTGGGTCTTGAGCACATTTTTGATACTCTTTTTTGATTACTTCTTTTAGAACACCTGGTTTCATTATATTTTTCCTAATATAAATCCGATACCCAACCAAAGATATTGATTCTCATACCATTTCTTTTCAACTAAATCTATCATCTTTTCGTTAGCTTCATCTCTCGACTTTAGTAAATCGATTTGTTTTCTTTGGGCAAGTAATACTAATGTATCTAATTTTGCCTGTTCTTCTAATTTCATAATAACAGAATCAGATTTAGCAATAGTAATCTTTTGAAATTCTATCAATGTATTAGCTTTAGCAAGCTTATCTTCCCATTGAGCATCTCTTTTCTTTATCATTTCCAACGCTTGTTCTTCTGTAAATGTTGTTTGTCCATCTACCATCGATAAAACAAAAAACGATATCAAAAAATATTTTATTATTTTCATAACTAACCTCATTTACTTTTAGCAAACTTTCTAAGAAACTCTTCGGCTGATTCTACTTCATCATTGTCGTAAGCCTCTTGCATCTTTTCGGTTTTCTTTTTAGATATGGTAAGTTTTCTTTTTAGATTACCTACCTCTTTCTTTGAAGCAGTTTTAGCTTCTTCTAATTCTTTGATTTGTTTTTCAACTTTCTTTTCTTCTTTCTTATTTTCTTTTATGACTTTTTTTAGTTCCTGCACTTTTTTACTTTTAGCTGAATTAGCTGCAAACAATCCACCTACAAGTCCTAAGAATCCAAGTATTATTTTCCAAAGCTTCATTCTACATCCTCCAATTTTTTTAATTCTTCAGTAAATTTTTCTATAGCCTCATCGGCTTCCTTTGTTACCTTTTCCATATCCATACTCCACTTTTCCTTTTCAAGTTCAGGATAATTAACACCCACATTATTATGCCATTCAGGAGCTTTTTGATTTTTCCATTCTTCTAATTTTTGAAGATTATCTTTTATAAAAGAAATTTTATTCTGTCTTATCTTTTCATTAGCCCATTCTTCATACTCACCAGTAATACGAAGTTTGTTTTCTATCTTTATCTGACAATCAAAACAATGATTGAACAATCTCCACATCTTATCATCTAATCTGTTTTTCATTACTTTATCACAGCTAGGACAAAACATAGGCATTCTGGCTGCAGCCATAATGTCGGTTAGTCTACTTTTTTGGTCTCCACTCTTTTGTTTCTTACCTTCATACCCAACCATAATTCTTTTCTCAGGTGTTTTGCCAGATAACAAATCTCCTAATACTTTATTCTGTCTTTCTGCTTCTTTACTATATGCCATAACCTACCTCGTATATTTTAACATACCTAATATTTGATTTACAGGAGCAAAAGCGCCTGTATATTTGTATACCTTTCCTTTGAATACAAAAGTAACTCCTTCGCTTGGGATAATCTTTTTAAAACCACCCAAAGCTTTCAACCTATCTAATTGTGTTTTTAACATTTCCAATTTAGATGGGTCTTTAGCATTTTTTACCTGTGATATTACTTTTGTCAAATCGTTCTTCATTTTCTGTACAGCTTTGTCAGGATTAGCTGCTATAAAATCTTTCATATTACTCAACACTTCAGCTCCTAATTCAAAGAATAAAACTTCCCAATCTCTGATGTGTTGCTTCTGTAATTTAGAATGGTCATTTTTATCAGTAGACAAAACCCAATCTAAAAACTTAGGATACTTTTTCAAATCCTTTTTTATTTGTGGTATTTTGTAAGACTTATCAAAAAATGCCCATCTTTTAACTAACTTCATCAAAATCCTATTATCAGGATTCTTATAATCTGTTTGTTTAGCTCCGTTAAATATAAATTCTAACCAATATGCTTGATGATAATCGGACAAAGTATCCGTACCTTTTAATCCATATCTTTTTTGAAGTTTATTTAGTTTACCTAAAAAGTAACTTTGTCTTTTACTAAAGTCTTTTACCTTTGGTAAATTAGCTACAAAAGGTTTAGTAATTTTAAATGATTTTTGTATGTCTTGATTTATCTGTTTTATCATACCAGCTAACATTCTTGCACTTCCTCTGTCTTCTCCTATTGGAGAACCATCAGAGTCATATTCAATTGTTCCGTGAAATTGTAAAAGTGCTTTATCATATGGTATTACATTCGCTGTTGCTGGATATATCACTTCCAACGACATAAACTTTTTTCCCTCATCAAATATTTTGTTCTTCTGTTTATCTGTTAGTTTAGAAACAGCTATCTGTAAATCTCTCATAGCAAAGGTAAAAGCTTTTTCTATTTCTCCTCTACCAGCAAACATATTTTTTATTCCATTGATATCTAATGCACTAGCACCGTGGTTTTTAATATGTCCTTTGTTTCTAGCAGCGATAAGTTTATCGTTTTTCCAACTTATCATTATGTTCTGTCCGTCTGTTTTTTCTGTAACTGCTCCTTCACTACTAAGATTACCTTGTAGCGTATTAATAATTAGTGTTTTAAAATCTGAAAATGTAAGATTTTTATCATCGAATGGATGGCTTAAATGTCCGTAAGCTCCTCCCATAAGTAATAACTCCTTTTCTTTACTTCTTTGTTTTAATTTACTTTTACTTTCAATACCTTCAAATAAACCATCACCATCAGAATCCTCATACGAATCAGCATCTGCACCAGCTGCAAATAAACTACCTATAATATTATCTATAGCAGCTGAACTTCCCATCCAACTAACTATTTCCCATCCCAATGGTCTAACAACTTCTTCCATCCATTTCTTATATTTGTTAACAGCTGTTGTAGAACCAGCTGCCTGTCCGTGGTCTAAATATGTCAATGGTACTGAGTGATAATTTGTTTCTATACCATTTTTTGCTCTGTCATCTAATATGTAATTTACTACTTTCCAACCAGCTTTATCATATATTGAATTTAACCATTCTGTAGAAACTTTTTTGTAGTTATTGTAATCTTTGTAAAATGTAGAAGGACCGTCATCTAAATTACCAGCGGTTGTATCTGTAGCTTCTAATAAAAATTCTTCTATCAACTCATCTGTCAATATCAAAGTTTCAAATAATTTTTTAAAACTTTTTGTCATCATATTGTAGACACCCTTATCAAAGTAACCAAAAGAACTTTTGAATAATTTCTGTCTTTGTTTCTCATCTATATTAGGGTCTCCTAATAATTGTCTCATTTGAGTACCACTAACATTACCCGATTGTGGTGCTGTAAGATAATATCCGTGTATATCAAAACCTTCTAAATTATTTTTGTTTTTCAAAAAGTCTTGATAGTAAGTTTTACCGCCACTCTTTTTAGTACCAGCTTTTAACCTACCAGCATCCTTTGCACCAAAAGTGTAGACAACCGCTGTATCATCGGGATTAAATTTTTTCAAAAGATTGTTTGCTACATAAGGTGATTTTTCCTCTATGATTCTATTTTTAGGAATACCCATCTTTACCATATGTTGAACTTTCTCTTTGAAGTTCAATGGATGTCGTGGTGGTTGTTTTATATTAGATGTGGTTATGTAAGCTTCGTCTACTCTTTTACTCAACCATTTGTAAGTAGCCATATGTCCACTATGAAATGGTTGAAACCTACCACCGAATACGCCAATTATTTTTTTATTTTTTTTTTCGATCAAATTAGATGTACTATCCCCATTCTCAACAATAGAATATACAACACTTTCCATATACGAGTCAAGACTTTCTTTTATATTTTTTGCTTTTTTATAACCACTACCATAAGGAACTGAAGTATTACCCATCTTCTTCATCTTCTTTACCATCTTACGACTTGGTGATGGTAATGTACCAGCAGGTGCACCAAACTCTTCGTTCTTCTTTTTGGTTTTCTTTTTCATCTTATTT